GTTTGTACCTGATCAATCAGGAACTATTATACCTAATTCTCAATTAGCTAGACAAACAACAGTGAATGTCAATGTATATGCTAATGATACAGAAGGATTTGATGATTTATTAGTTAAACGTAGAAGTGTTATTGTTAATGTGATAAATGATGCACTTAACAGTCAAGGGAAGGAAGCATTGATTTAATGAGTGGCACATATCCAACATCACCAGAATTTGCATCAGTAGGATTTTCATCAGAACAAAAGACAATCACATCTACTACAGACAGTGGGAAGATGTTTGCCGTTCAAGTAGACGGACAGAGATTCAAATTTAGTGCGAGTTATCCGCCAATGAGTAGATCAGAATTTGCTCCAGTCATAGCATTTGTTATGAAACAAAGATCACAAAAAGAAACATTCCAGATATCTTTACCTGATCTGAAAAACGCTAAAGGTGATGTATCAGGAACAGTATTAGTGAATGGATCTCATAGTGCAGGAGATACAACCATTGATGTAGATGGAATGACTGGAGAAATTAAAGCAGGAGATTTTGTTAATTTTGCAGGAGATACAAAGGTTTATATGGTTGTAGCTGATGCAACTGCAGTAGCAGGAGCAGCCACCCTAACTATTGAGCCACCTTTAAGAAGTGATATATCTAATGATGCAGCAGTCACTTATGATGGTGTAGAATTTACAGTAAGACTGACAAATGATGTTCAGCAATTCAATACAGGGGATTTAGACTTATATAGATTTGAAGTAGATTTTATTGAGGCTCTCTAATGGCTAGAGGATTATCTAGTGCTTTAAAAACTGAATTAGCAAATCAAAATATTAAGCCTATTCTCTTAGTAGAAATACTATTTCCAACACCACAAAGAATTACAAATCACTACAAAGACATAACTCATAATTCTAATAGTTATACTGCAAGTGGGCATTTATTATCTATTACCAATAAGGCGGAAAGTGCTGAAATAAATGTTTCTAATTTTACAGTTAATCTATCAGCAGTAGATGGTGCATTTACATCTATTATTTTAAATAACAATGTAGCCAATGATATTGTCAATATTGATATTGGATTATTAAATAGCACAGATGCTTTAATTGATACTTACAACTATGACAAAGGTTATATTGAGAGTTTTAGAATAGACACAGATAAAGGATTAATATCCCTAATCTGTACTTCTCATTTTTCAGATTTTAGTAGAATAGCAGGTAGAAGAACAAACGAAGGAAGCCAACAAAGATTGTTTCCTAGTGACAGAGGTTTTGAATTTGCAGGACAAACAATTCAAGATATTAAATGGGGAAGGTCTTGATTGAAGTTATTGAGTTCCTAAAAAAATTTAAAGAATATCAAGAACACTCTAACCAAGATTTAAAAGAACATTTACAACCAAGTTTTAACCTAAATCAATATAAGATATTTAAAGATAAAGAAATTATAGGTTTTATTAATTGGGCATTTCTTAATAATATACAAAAAACAAAATTTATAAATCATGCAATCATTGATCAAACTAATTGGAATTGTGGTAATAATTTATGTGTTGCCAATTTTGTATGTAGTAAAAATATAAAGGATATGGTTAATTGGTGTAAAGATTTTGCTAGAAATATAAAATATGATAAAGAGATAGTCTGGGTAAAAGCATTTAGAAACAATAGAATTATTAGGGTAAATAAACAATGGCAGAGATAATTAAACCAATTCAAAAAGCGGTACAAAAGGTTGTATCTTGGTTTATTGATATCCCAGAAGTTCCAGATTTACCACAAGTAGAGGAAATCAGAGGAACTTTAGTTAATAAACAATCCAATAATGCACAAATCCCTGTAGTTTATGGTGAGAGATTACTTGGGGGAACTAGAGTATTCGTAGAAACAAGTGGAACTGATAATACTTATCTTTACATGGCTCTAGTGTTATGTGAGGGTGAAATTAATTCAGTCACAGAAATTCAAGTAAATGATGAAACAGTCACATTTAGTGGTAGTTTTGCTAATGGTACAGAAATTACTTCCAATGATAGTAATTATGGAACAACTGTTAAAGCACAACCTTTTTATGGTACAGATGGGCAATCAGCTTCAAGTTTATTATCAACACTTACAAATTGGGGTAGTAATCACAAATTATCTGGAATTTGTTATGTAGCCTTCAGATTTGAGTGGGATGCGGATAAATATTCAGGTATTCCCAATATTAAAGTAAAAGTTCAAGGTAAAAAGATTTCTACTTTTGATGGGAGTAGTAATGAAACCACAGGACAATATTCTACCAATCCTGCATTTGTCTTATTGGATTTTTTAAGAAATGAAAGATATGGGAAAGGTATTCCATTAACAGAAATAGACATACCTAGTTTTTATTCAGCTTCACAAATAGCAGATACAACAGTCACTTATTATACAGGAACAACAGGAAAATTATTTGAATGTAATGCAGTCTTAAATACTAATAAGAAAATATTAGATAACGTTAAAACTCTTTTAAGAGGTATGAGAGGATTACTGCCTTATGTTCAAGGTGAATATAAACTTTTAATAGAAAGCACAGGCAGTGCATCTTTTACATTAAATGAAGATAATATTATTGGTGGTGTTAAATTAGAAAGTGAAAGAAAAGACCAAAAATACAATCGTGTCTTAGTAAACTTTGTGAATCCTGAAAAGGGCTATCAAGCAGATACTATCGTTTATGATACAGACCATGACACATTAAAAACTGCTGATGGGGGTTTCCTACAAGAAGGTAATGTCACTTTAGATACAATTAACTCACCCTATCAAGCACACGAATTTGGAAAAATCATTCTACAAAGAAGTAGAAACAATTTAAAATTAGGACTTACTGTTAATTATGAAGCATTAGATTTAGCGATAGGTGATATCGTGAATGTTAGTTCAACAATATTAGGAATGGTAAATAAACCATTTAGAGTAAGTGGTATGACGCTAAATGCAAATTTTACTGCTAGTCTATCTTTACAAGAACACCAAGACAGTTGGTACACATTCAGCACCATTAACGAAGTAGCTACTATTGGTGATACTAATTTTCCAGATCCTTTCACAGTACAACCCCCTTCCTCAGTCACCCTTGCTGATGAACTAATATCTTACAATGACGGAACAGTTATTGTTGCCATGAATATTACTATCGGTGCATCACCAGACCAATTTGTTAGAGAATATCAAGTAGAATATAAAAGAACTGCAGATAGTAATTTTATTGTACATAGTAGAGGTACTGTAGATTTATTTCATAGAGTATTGAATGTTATCTCAGGTGATAATTATACAGTAAGAGTTAAGGCTATAAATTCATTAGGTGTTGAAAGTACAAACGTCACTGCTACAAGAGATATAATTGGTGAAATTGATCCACCGAGTGACGTGCAAGACTTCGCAATTAATATTGTAGGTAGTGATGCTCATCTTAGTTGGGAGAGCATACCAGACGCAGATCTCAATTATTATGTTATTAACTTCACTACAGAAACAGTCAATCCAGAATGGCAAAATAGTTTTACTTTAATTAACAGAGTATCAAGACCTGCAACATCTGTGACTGTACCTGCTAGAACAGGATCATATCTTATTAAGGCAGTAGATAAGCTAGGCAACTTCTCATCTAATGAAGCTATTATTACTACTAATATCACTGCTATTGGAAACTTTACTAATGCCAATACTGCTACAGAAAATCCAAACTTTACAGGAACTAAAACAAATGTAGTTGCAGTAGATAATGCTTTAGAATTAGATAGTTTAGAAAACTTTGATGATAACACTACAGATAATTTTGATGACATAAATACAAGAAATTTTGATGGTGGTACAACAGATGATAATGTTCCATCTATTGGAACATATGAATTTGCCAATATTATAGATTTAGGCAGTACGCAAACAACTAGATTAACAGGAAATATTACCCAAACTACAGATGATAGAGATAGATTGTTTGATAACGTAGCAGGATTATTTGATTCACAACCTTCTAACTTTG